GCTTCTGCTCAAGGTCTTGAACGTCCTCCAGGGCGCCCACTACATCGATCGCATGGAGCACTTGCCGTCCCAGGAGACCTTTGCCCGCGGCTGGTTCCGGCGTGTTGAAACTGATTGGCGCCCGGCGTCCGGGGTGATTTCAACCTTCGAGGACGTGTTCCACCTCACCATGCACCACGAGGGCGGTTACTCCAACCATCCGGCCGACATCGGCGGGGAAACCTACAAAGGGATCAGTCGCGTCTACCATCCGAGCTGGATCGGGTGGGCCATTGTCGAGGCTTGGAGCAAAGAACGGGCCCCCGGTGGAGACGAGTGGCTCCAGACCAATGAACGCTTGCAACAGTATGTGGTCGCGTTTTACAAGGCGCAGTTCTGGGACACCTGGCGGGGCGACGAAGTGCTGGAGATTGCCCCGGGGGTGGCCGCCGAGCTGTTCGACACCGGCGTTAACATGGGCGTTCAAAAAGCCATTCATTACCTGCAGCGGGCGCTCAACGTGCTCAATCGCCAAGGCGAATCCTGGCTGGATCTGGAGGAAGACGGGCTGATAGGGTCGAGAACATTGACCGCCCTGATGGCGTGCTGTTTGGAGTAGACATCGGCCCCCGAACGCGCCACACTTCCTTTTGCTTAGTGTGATATTCGCTTCCTCCTCCTACCTACAGATGGCCCCGCTTCCCCGGCGGGGCCTTTTTTGTCCATAATGGTGTAAGCAGGAAAGTGAGCGCCCCAATGGATGGCCCATTGCCAGTCATGCTGCCGAGGGACAGTCTGTGCCAGAGCGAAAAAAGAGTGTCACCGAACGTCTGGACGACCTTGAAAACAAGATTCGCCAATACGACCGTTTTGCCGAGGCGGTCGACACCCACAAGAATACGACCCAGCGGTTGACCGAGAAGTACGAAGAATTGCTTGGCAAGATCGGCGAAATGCACGAGTACATCGAGATCAAAATGGAGAAGCTGAATCACGATTGCGAACGAGCCGAGGATTTGCGGTTGCGCTTGAGCTTCGCTCTCAAGACGCTCGGCGAGGCCTAACCGGGAGCTGTACCATGGGCCGAGCCCTGTATGCTGCCCGCAAGCCGAGCAAGGCGCGGGTCAAGATCGAGACCACCAATCCCGACATCAAGAAGTTGGAGAAGATTACCAGCGCGCACGATCGTCACAAGTACACCATGCGACTGAGCCTCGCGCAGCGCAAAGCCATCGCGATCGAGGCCTATATCTATTGCGGCACCGTGACCGCGGCCTGCGCTATTCTTGGTTTCACATCGAGTAGCTGGGAAAAGTGGCAGCAGTTCGACGAGGATTTCCGACTCGCCGCGGACAATGCGGCGAAGGCCGTTGCCGACAACCTGGAACAGGAAGCGATTGCCAGAGCCTACGATGGCAGCGACATTTTGCTGATGTTCTTGCTGAAAGGACACAAACCCGAGAAGTTCCTTGAACGACAAGAGACCAACCTCAACGTCAACTCCGACGTCATCCGAAAGTTCTTTGAAAGAGCAGCTACGCAGCCGTTGGGACCGCCCGCTATCACCGGAGACCTTACAAGACTCGTTGTGGCGCCTGAATAACTGCTACTTCTGCGTCACCAAGGAGGGTGAACGCTTCCAGTTCCAGATGAAGGAAGGCATGTTCCGCCTCTGGGTGTTGGCGCACTGGAGAAATGTTTTACTCAAGGCGCGGCAATACGGCTTCACGACGTTTATCGATCTGATGATTCTCGACACCTGTCTGTTCCGGCCGAATATACGAGCCGGAATCATCGCCCATCACCTGGACGATGCAAAAACCATCTTCCGCGACAAGATTCAGTACCCCTTCGACAACTTCCTTCTGCTAGCCCCGGACGATCCCGACCCGGAGGGCCGCCGCGACATCGGCATTGCCGTGCGCGCGAGTCTCGGCCGGCGCAGTCGGCGCCAGGATGAGATGGTTTTACGCAACAATTCCTCCATTCGCGTAGCCACCTCCATGAGGAGCGGCACTGTTCAACTTTTGCACGTTTCTGAACTTGGTCGCATTTCGGCCATCTTTCCCGAGAAGGCGCGGGAGATTCGATCCGGTGCATTCGAGGCCGCGAGCTCCATGAAAGCGCAGATTTGGGTCGAGTCGACGGCCGAGGGACGCATGGGGGTGTTTTACGATTTGTGTCGCAAAGCCATGGACGCGCGGGCGATGGAGAAGAAACTCGGGCCGCTCGACTTCAAGTTTCTTTTCCACCCGTGGCACAAAGATCCGGACAATGTGCTAGACCCTGAGTACGCCATTATCACGACCGACATGGAACAATATTTTGGCGATCTGGAAGAGGGCTACGGGATTGTCCTCAACGACGAACAGAAGGCGTGGTATGTTGCCAAGCTCGATACGCTGCAGGACGACATGATGCGGGAGCACCCGTCGACCCCGGAAGAAGCCTTCCAGGCGTCCATCGAGGGCGCTTGTTACAAGCGGCAGATGGCGATTATGCGCCGGGAAAAACGGATCTGCGACGTCCCCTGGCAGCCCGATCTACCCGTTAACACTTTTTGGGATACCGGGCACCGGGACGCCACCGCAATAGTCATGCAGCAGCGAGTTGGACCCAGCAACCATATTATCGAGGCCATCGAACACTCCGGCGAAGACTGGCCTTTCTATGCGCGCCTGTTGGCGCAGAAACCGTACTCCTACGGCTGTCATTATTTTCCATGGGATGCCGAGACCCACATCCCCGAGGTCGGCAAAACGCGACTCGAGGTCTTCACGGAGCTGGGCATTCGACCGAACGACGTGGCACCGAAAATTGCCGAGCAGCAGGACGGGATCGATGCGGTGCGTGCCATGATGAATACGTGTTACATCGACCGAACCAAGGCCGACCTACTACTCAAGAGCCTCGACAACTACCATTACGAGTGGGATGAAAAGCACGGCGTTTGGGGAAGCAAACCCGTGCATGACTGGAGCTCGCATTTGTGTAAGGCCATGGAAACCCTCGCGGTGGGGTATTACGCTATCCGTGAAGTGCGGCACCATCGGCGCCGCGAGCGCAACTGGAAGCTCCTGTGATCGGACCCGAGCACAGCCCCCATATCCGCTGGGTCAAGACCTACGGCGAGATCATCGTCATGGGCCAGTACGTCTACAATCCAGAAGATATGACCGACGAGCCGGCGATGGTGATGTACCGCCGCGGCACCCGACGGTGCTTCGTGATTTGCATGAGCGTGGCCTACAAGTACCTGGACTCGGACGGCTATCCGACCGCCTATCTCGTCGGTCAGGCTATGACCATTGCCGACAAGATGGGGCTCGGGACCACGCGCAACGCGAGCTACCGGGTGGCTTCGGCCATCGCCGACAGTTTCGACGACTTTCTGATGATGCCACCGCGCCCGACGCTCCCGGGCGATAACGAGGCCGTGGCAGAGGGCGAAGTGAAGATCAACGGCGAGTCCTTCGACGTCGAGTTAATGAGGCACTGACATGGCGCATGAACCTGGCAGACAGCTTTTCGACCGCATTAACGAGCCCGATCCGCCGCCCACGGGCGAGCACCCCCTCGACAGCGACGCCTGGAAGAAACACCTGAATCGCCTGATCGAGTGGCGATCCGAAACCCGCACCGCCCACAACCTCAACCGCCTCGAGCAATCTATCGACGCCGACTTCGTGGACGGCGATCAGTGGTCTGAGCAGGACGCTAAGGCCCTTCGCGACCGCGGCCAGGCGCCGCTCAAGTTCAACAAGACCGCCACCTTTACCCGGTGGATCACCGGCACCGAACGGCGCACGCGCATCGAGTCCAAGGTGCTGCCCCGTGAGAACGACGACGTCCAGGCCGCCCACATCAAGACCAAGTTGCTCAAGTTCACGGCCGACATCAACAAGTCCGCGCGGCACCGATCCAAGGCCTTTCAGGATGCCGTCCAGGTCGGCGTCGGCTGGCTGGAGGATGGGGCTCGCTCGGATCCGGAAGACGAACCGCTGTTTTCGCGCTCAGAATCGTGGAGAAATATGTGGTGGGACGCGCTCTCGCGCGAGGACGATCTCTCCGATGCCCGCTACCTGTTCCGGGAGAAGTGGGTCGATCTGGACGTGTCGGTCTCCATGTTTCCCGAGCGGCGCCGGGCGCTGGAGCT